AGACTATGCGAAGTAAGCGTAGGTATAGAAAAAATCAACGGCGAAGTAACGCTTGAGTGTAACCGTATAAAAGAAGCTAGAAAGAGCGAAGTTGAAAGATTGGAAAGCGAAAAAAGCTACATTGAGCAGCAAATCACACTATTTTGTGAGGATAATAAGGCTGAATTTGCCGAAAAACGCTCGAAAGAATTTACCTTTGGAGAGATAGGATACCGCATAAGTAAGAGTGTAAGAATACCTAATGTAAAAGCCAAGCTTGAAAGTTTGTTAAGCTCAATAAAGGCATTTGGATTAGGTAAAGAGTGCATTATATATGAAGAAAAGCCTAACAAGGAAGCACTTGCGGAGCTAAAAGACGAGGATTTAGTAAAACTTGGTCTTAAAAGAGTAGTGAAAGATAATTTTAGGATAGTGCCTAAGATAGAGAGCCTGGAGATAGGAAAATGAACGAGATAAAGAGCGATTTTCAAATCTATTGGAGTGAATATAAAAAGTTAAAAAATAGCAAAAATAGGCTTTTGCCTAGGTTTGTAAGACGAGAAAAATTAAGAATTTGCGTTAAAGGGCTTTAAAGATGATAAGTTTTTTAATATGGGGGCTAATTTTAAACGTTTATGCCTTTATCATTACTCTCATTGCTACTAGGATAGTAATTCCTAAATCTGAACGGAAAAGAGATTCTAAAAATATAGTTACAGCAGTGATAACTGTAATGCTAGTTCCTTACATGATGATGGTCTTATGTCTATGTGCCATGATAGTCCTAGCAGTTTGTAAATTTGACTATGAAGAGTTGAAGAAATTTAAAGAGAGGGCAAAAGGGCTTTAAGCCCTTTAAAGAGCGTTTTAAACCACTTTAACGCTCTTTAAAAGGTTTAATTTAAGGAAAGACGGTTTGACAACTAAACAAAAAATTCATCTTAATAATCTACACGCAAACAAGAGAGCATTGTATCAAGCTAAACTTAATAATGTTCTAAGCTACGATCTTAGTTTTTACCGCTTTAAAAACGGAAAGCTAAACGTATCAAAACTAGCTAGATGTAGTGGTTTAAGCCGTGGATTTTTAGAAAAACATTTATGGTTTAGAGGCTTATAAAATGAGCAAAAAAGAAGAAATTTATAGAAAGCAGCTTTTGGCGATCATCCATATGCACCCGTTTTATAAACACGCAAAACAAAATGACGCATGGGAAGAATTTTTAAGTGCTTGGGACGTAAAAAGCTGCGCGCAGTTAAAAGTAAAAGAGCTTATAAATTTAATAGCCGTTATGGACGGTAAAGATAATCCAAAGTCCAGCACAGCAGAGTTTGCAACGCAAAGTCAAATATATGCCATAAAATCTCTTTGGCAAAGAGTGGCTAATGATAAAAGCGACAAGGCCTTACTATTTTTCATAAAGCGGATAACTAAAAATTTATACCTAAAAATAGAGTATATAAAAAAGAGAGAGGCCTCAAAAATACTTATAGTTTTAAAAAAGATGGAGAATAAATAAAATGCTTTGTCCTAAATGCGCATGCGAAAAAACGAGCGTTTTAAAAACGATTAAGGGACTAAAAAATATAAGAATGAGAAGATGTGAGGGCTGTGGATATAGCTGGATGACCGAAGAAAAACCAATAAAAGATAAAGAACTAATAGAATACGCCGAATATATAGAGCGCATCGAAGGTAAAAAATGAGATTTTTAAAAGCCTTAACTAGATATAAGATATTAAAAACAAGCGATCAAGCGGAAATTTTACTACAAAACTATACCGCTGCGCAGATCGAAAAGCTAGAAATCATAACGGCCGAAATTTTAGCTATCAGCACCGAAAATACAGATAAAGAAACCCTAAAAAAGCTACTTTTAAATAAAGCCAAAAGCGCAAACATAGATGTGTTTCCTAGCGATCTTGAAAATTTATATATCATCTTATCCAAAAGAGCTCTAAAAAAAGTGGCTGAAAGCATGAATAAAACTCTATCATTCGTATTTGACGAGATAGATGCGGATGCAGTGGAGGCGATGAGAAAGAGCTTTTATTGGATGGGCAAAGAGTATAACGAAAATCTGCAAAGCAGGCTAAAAGATAAGATCGAGGGCGTTTTTAAAGGCGAGATAGAGCTTGATGAGATCGGCGCGGAGTTAAAAAGAGAATTTGGTTCTATAATAAGCGCGGACGAGAGCTATTTTAAAGGCGTGAGCGATCATATAGCCTTGCAGGCTAGAAACGTCGCTACCGTTACGCAAGGGGCAAAATACGGCGTAAAATATTATAAAATTTTAGCTATTATGGACGCTAGGACGACGCAAATTTGCCGCTCGATGCACGGACGCATAATCCCAGCCACACATCTTGAAGCGCAAGCAGATAAAATACTAAACGCAAATAGCCTAGCTAGCAAAAAAGCGGCCGCAGCGTGGAGAAGCGAAGCGTATCTAGGCAAAAGCGATAAGATGGATAGTAATTTCGGGCTTCCGCCTTATCACTTTCGCTGTCGCACGGAAGCCGTGCCGGTATGGGTTGATGAAGAAGAGATGGATGGCGTAAAGATGAGAAATACGCAACCGCTTTACGAAAACGAGATTATAAAACATATAGATAAAATGGGTGTTGAGAGATATGCAAACAAAAAGACTTACAATCACTCTGTAAGTTCATCAAAAAGAAACGTAAGCCCAGTAGATACTATAAAAGCACTCAACTCTATCTTAAAGATAGCTCCACACAGAGGACATGCAAACAGAAGCGTAGCTGTAAGCCAAAACGGCTATTTTATGGTGTTTGATGGTGATTATTTATATAATATATTTAAACCGAGCGATAATCTGGAAAGATATTTTAAAAGAAGCGCGGTTTTAGATAAAGCGGAGATTATAAAATGGAAATTTGCAATATTTGCCTAGGTAACGGCTGGACGATAGAGAGCGCTAAAAACGCCGGTTTGGGTAAAGGTATGGAGATTGAAATTTTTGCTCAATTTGAAGTGCTTAATGATGATATTACCTGGATTTATGACATTGTCCTCCCAAGCGATGAGGCTATAAGTGAATGTAAAAAGATCGCTATGTTTAATAAAGCTTGTAAGTTTGTTGTTTATGATCTTGATAAAAATGGCGACAATTGGATAAAAAAAGAGAGTTTTAGCGGTACTTTCATAGACGCATTAGAATACATAAAAGAAAATTTCAAAGTATAAAATGAAAAATATCGACAAATATTTAAAAGACTTCCTTTTTAGAGTGGGTTCGGGCGTAGCGCAGGTCGCCAAAGAAAAAACAGCACCTATAAGAACAGGCAATCTCAAAAGAGATATAAGGGTCTTTGAGGTAACCGCCGGCGAGGTAAAAGTAGGCAATACCCTAAAAGCGAAATACGCCAAATACGTCCACGGTGGCACGAGAGCGCACGTCATAAAACCCAAAAAGAAAAAAGCTTTAGCCAATAAAAAGGCGGGATTATTTTTTGGTAAAAAGGTAAAACACCCCGGCATAAAGGCAAATCCATATCTGTTAAACGCTTGGAATATCTATAAAAACGGCGGTTTAAAACGTGCAAACAAGGCTCTTGCGGAAAATATCGGACAAGAGATCGTAAAAGAGATAAAAATTATTTTTAAGTAGGCCTTAAAAGCAGATTTAAAAATATAAAAATTCTCATTTTTTACCTTGATTTTATAGGAAATGATATATAATCCGCAAAAATGTTGAAGGCTTTTTATGAATTTTACAACTATGGATATTGTTGTGATTGTGGGTGTTGTTGCCACGGTAATCGGTGTTATTGTTGCCTATAAAGCATATAAAAAGACACCTAAAACAAATGTCGGCAATAACAACATTTCAAATAACACAAATAGTAATATCGTAATCAATGGCGATCAGAATATAAATAACGATGCTAGATAATAATATTTCGAATAATCCCAATAGCAATATCGTAGTAAACGGTAATCAAACCATAAATAATATTGTTGAAAAGATAAGTATTGACATAGGGAGATTATCAAGCATTTGTGAGACCAATGCAAAGGAAATTATAGAGCTATTAAACAAGTTTGAAAGCGATTGCCAAACAATAGAATATGACGACTATTTTATCAAGATAGATACTAAAAACAAAATAAACGAACTTGAGCAATTTTATACGGAGTTTATAAAAGAGGAAGAAGCTAAACTTGTGATTTTAGACGATTTTTTAAAGACAATAATTTAACGAAGCATATAGAGCGCTCAGCCAAAAGTATCAGGATAAGTATACTTTCTTTTAAAAATAGAAACTCTAATAAATTAAATCCCGATATTTTTAATCAAATTATACAAGAATACACATCAATCATAGACGACAATGAGATCAAAGACGTAATGCAGCTTATTATATTTTATCTATACAGATACTGCTATATCGGTGAAAAGAATGGAAACTAGATATATAAAGACACATAGAAGTAAAGATATAAAAAGAAGTCCGCTAGTCGTAGCTAAAGAGATATTAAAAAGACTAAATACGCAGTATGGCACAAAACTAGGTCTTATATACAAAGAGATAAAAAAGCAAAACAATATTCAACAAATAGATTTTGCATATGCTTTAAATTTTCTGTTTATTTTAGGACAGATTGAGTATATTAAAGAGTATGATGAGCTTATAAGAGTAAAGAATGAAACTATCTAAAATTTATGCAAATAATAGTGAAATTTTTAAACCCATAATATTTAACGATGATATAAATTTTATATTAAGTAATGATCATAGCGTAGGTAAAAGTACGCTATTTGCTTTAATAGATTTTTGTTTACTAAAAAAAGACAAGGGCGTATTCGGTAGAGAAAATTTTAAAGATTTCGTCTTCTTTTTGGAATTAAAATTTAAAGACTACTATATAACCATAAAACGACCCGCTCAAGGCAGGGCTAATATAGGCATTAAAAAGACCCAAACATCTGAGCGTTTATTGGAATGTGATGATTTTGATAAAACAGGCGGGCTAGATACTATAAAAGAACATCTAAATTCTATATTAAATTTTAAAGTCGATAATTTTAGAAGCTATTTATCGTATTTTTTAAGAGATCAGGATAATCAAAGCGATATTTTTAGGCTCAATAAATTTTTAAGAACCAATGATATAGACTTTAAGCCGATCGTTGCTAATTTGCTTTCTATAGATGGTCAAAACATAAAAGAAAAATACGATATAGAAAATAATATAAAAAAAATAGAGCAAGAAATAGCTTTGCTTGAGGAAGGCTTAGGTGACTATATAACCAAAGAACAAATTGAAGCGGAATTATTGATATATGAACGACGCCTAAAAGAAAAGGACGACATGTATGAGAAGTTTGATTTTTATCTATCTGAAAAAAATATTAGCAAAGAGCTTGTGGATAGAATAGAAACAGACATATCCACATTAAACAAAAAGAGAAACTCTATTATGAGAGAAATTGCCTATATAGATGAATTTATAAAGCAAGAGATAATCGTTAAAGAAGATGATTTAGAGGCTTTATTTAGAGAAATGAAAGTCTTGTTTCCAGAAGATTTAAGAAAAAATTATCAAAGCGTTATACATTTTAATAAACAGCTAGCAGAAGAAAGAGCAAAGACCTTTAACGAAAATAAAGTAAAATTTGAAAAAGATTTGGATCATATAGACGTTAAACTAAAAGAACTTAATAAGAAAAGAATGCAAATTTTATCAGTTCTAGAAAATACGGACAGTATGGATAAATTTAAAAAGCTTCAAGAAGAGATAACAAATTTAAGAATAGAGATAAACTCACACAAAGATAGACTCGATAAATTTAATTTTATCAATAATAAAAAAGCGGAAATAGTTTCACAAAAAAATAACTTAAATCTTGTAATTGAAAGAAACAAAGAGCTTGTAAAAACCTCTTTTATAAAACAAATACAAGAAAAAATAAGCGAATATAGCACTATCGTGTTCGGTAAAGATGCTGCTTTTTCTGTAGGTTTTAACAAAGAAGATAATATAGAATTTGATTTAAAAATAGCAGGAGAAAAAGGTTTTGACAATGATTTAGAAAAAGGCAAAACCATAAAAAAATTATTGTGCTTTATTTTTTCCGCGGCACTTTTGGAAATGTATAAAGATGATAACTTCTTTCATTTTTTAGCTTTTGATAGTCCTTTTGACGGCGATAAAAACGAGTGGCAAAAAGGCACTTTTGAAGCTATTTTAAGACTATCAAACCAAGGACTGCAGGTTATCATAACTTCAATAGACGATGTCATATCTTCCGTGCTAGACATGAAAAAGGTCGACGAAAAAACAGTCATGGTTTTATCAGAAGAATACAAGCTTATGGGCAACTTCTGATTTTACCTAATTATATACGCCTTACCCCTTTTATCCCTCACCTTTTCAAAGTAGCTAAGCGCGAGAGCTAGCGCCCAAAAGCGGTCTGCGTGGCTAGCGTAGCCCTAT